AGGACGAAGGTCAAGACACTGAGCAAACCACCAATGAGCACAAATCCATTGGTGACCAGGGCGAAGACCAAGACACCGAAAACAACGAAAGCGACAGCGACGAGGTGATCGTATCCATTGGTGAGGAAGCGCCACCTCCCGAAGAACAGACTCATGCGCCTGAATGGGTACGCGAGCTGCGTAAGACGAACAGAGAATTGCAACGGCAAAACCGTGAACTGCAAGGCAAGCTGCAAAGCACCACACAGACTGAGACCAAGCCGGTCGTGCTGGGCAAGAAGCCAAGCCTTGAAGAACATGACTATGACGCTGACAAATTTGAGGCAGCACTGGCTGATTGGTTTGAGCGCAAGCGACAAGCCGATGAAGCCAACGCCAGGCAAGAAGCTGAAGTTATGAATCAGCAAAAAGCATGGCAAGCCAAACTGGATGGCTATGGCAAGGCGAAAGCCGAGCTGAGAGTCAAAGATTTTGAAGACGCTGAGGCCGTGGCCCAAGAGTTGTTCAACATCACCCAGCAAGGCGTGGTGCTCCAAGGTGCGGATAATCCTGCACTCGTCATCTACGCGCTCGGAAAGAACCCAAAGAAGGCCAAAGAGCTGTCCGACATTAAAGACCCTGTAAAGTTTGCCTTTGCGGTAGCAAAACTGGAGAAAGAATTGAAAGTTACAAACCGTAAGGCAGCCCCGCCACCCGAGAGAATCGTGTCAGGAACTGGCCGAGTATCTGGGGCGGTGGACTCAACCCTCGAACGGCTGCGAGAAGAAGCGGCTCGTACTGGCAACATGACGAAAGTCGTGCAGTACAAGGCGCAGAAGCGAGCAGCTTCATCAAAATGATTTTTTAAGGAAATATTATGTCTAACAGTTTCTCAAAAGAAGAACGCGTTGCCTTTGAAGACCTCCTCGAAGGCTTCCAGGACGCATTGGTTTTGTCACGTCATGTCAACATCTACAACACAGATCAGACAATGATGGAACGCGCCAACAACACCATCTGGCGTCCCCAGCCCTACATCGCTCAGTCGATCAACAGCACGCCTGGCACCAGCATCGCTGGCCAATACCAAGGCATGACTCAGTTGGCCGTTCCCGCGACTTTGGGCTACAGCCAGACAGTGCCTTGGGAAATGACTGCCCTCGAGTTGCGCGATGCGTTGCAAGAAGGTCGTCTGGGTGAGAGCGCCAAGCAAAAGCTGGCCTCTGACATCAACGTGGCCATCATGAGCTCCGCTGCAAACCTCGGCTCTTTGGTTGTGCCAATCGCAGCTGCTGCCGGTGATTATGATGATGTCTCCTTGTGCGACACCATCATGAACGAGCAAGGCGTGCCTGACTATGATCGTTTCATGGCTTTGTCTAGCCGTGACTACAACGGTCTGGCTGGTAACTTGTCTCAAGCCAGCCGTTCGTTCGGCAATGCCAAGTCTGACAAGGCATACGAGCGCAACTACGTTGGCATGGTCGCAGGTTTTGACACCTACAAGATGGACTACGCAAACCGCTTGACAGCTGCTGCCGGCACTAGCAAGACCATCGACACAAACGGCTCCAACACACAAGCGAACTACGCTCCTCAAGCCACTTCCACAGCTGTGGGCGGCCAGATCAACGTGGACAACCGCTTCCAGACCGTGACCGTGAACAGCACCACCGGCATTGCTGCTGGCGATGCATTCAAGATCGCTGAAGTCTACGCTGTGCACCACATCACCAAGCAAAGCACTGGTCAGTTGAAGACTTTCCGTGTTGTGTCTGTTGACTCCGGCACCACCATGACCATCACTCCTCCAATCATCGGTGCTCAAACCATCGGTGGTACAGGCCCAACTGATGCTCAGTTGCAGTACAAGAACGTGGAAGTTGCCATCGCAGCCGATGCAGCCGCCATCACCTTCTTGAACGTCAACGCAGCTTCTGTGAACGTGTTCTGGCAGCGTGATTCCTTGGAAATCTTGCCTGGCCGTTACGCAGTGCCTTCTGACGCTGGTGTCGCAGTGATGCGTGCAAGCACAGACCAAGGCATTGAGTTGGTCTTGCAAAAATGGTACGACATCAACAGCATGACGATCAAGTATCGTATGGACACGCTGTTCGGTGTGGTTAACAAGAACCCCGAGATGTCCGGCATCTTGTTGTTCAACCAGTAATCCAGCAAAACAGACTGGGGGGCTTCGGCCCCCCTTTCTCAATAGGAGCACACCATGCCATTGACAAAAGGTTATTCAAGCAAATCCATCGGCAAGAATATCAAGATGGAAAAGAAGTCCGGCAAGCCAATGAAGCAGGCCGTGGCCATCGCATTGAACGTGGCGACCAAAGCAGCCAAGGCCGCAGGAAAGCCCAGCAAAGCGCCAAAAAAGGCCATGAAATGAAGGCCGGTCTGTACGCCAACATTCACGCCAAGCGTGAGCGAATTGCAGACCAGAAGGCCGCAGGCAAAACGCCTGAGCGCATGCGCAAGCCTGGCACAAAGGATGCACCTACAGCCGCAGCCTTCAAAGCCGCTGCCAAAACAGCCAAGCCCATGAAAAGAAAGGCCAAGTGATGCAAGACATCATTCTCATGCCAAGATACTCAAAGAACAAAAAGCCAGTCAAGGTGCGCAAGCCATCCAAGCCAATTGACGGTATCAACCACCGATTGCTGCGCGAGCAAGCCGAGGCAGCAGCACAAGCGACAGCAGCACAGGAAATCGTGCCAGAAGACGATGCATTGCCAACCCGCGAGGAACTTGAGGCAAAGGCCACCGAACTAGGAATTCGCTTTGATGGTCGCACAAAAGACAAAAAACTGGGACAATTGATCCAAGACAGATTGTCTGAGAACACAGGAGAATGACATGGGATGGACAAAACGCCAATTCGTCGCACAGGCCTTCGAGGAAATTGGCCTAGCCTCCTACGTTTTTGATCTGACCCCAGAGCAGTTGCAGTCTGCCCTACGCAGGCTGGACACCATGATCGCAGCGTGGAATGCCCTCGGCATTCGCTTGGGCTACCCACTGCCATCAAGCCCCCAAGACAGCGATCTGGACGAGCAAACCAATGTTCCAGACAGCTCAAACGAGGCCATCTACACCAATTTGGCCATCAAGCTGGCTCCCAGCTACGGAAAGCAGGTCATGCCTGACACCAAGATGACAGCCAAAGAGTCGTACAACACGCTTCTGTCACGCGCAGCTATGCCAATGGAGCAGCAACTGCCAAGCACCATGCCAGCAGGCGCAGGCAACAAGCCTTGGCGCGTATACGACAATCCTTTCATCCGTCCACCATACGATCCAGTCTTGGCCGGTCAAGATGGCCCACTCGAATTCAACTGAGGAATCACAATCATGCCAACCATTAATCAACTATCAGGCATCAGCCAAGTCTCTGGCGGTGATCTGCTTCCGGTTTATGTCTCCAACAATGGTGATGCTCGGAAAGTTTCGATCACGCAGCTGTTGCAATACTTTCAACAGACATTTGCTTCACCTACAGTGGCCACCAACCTGTACACACCAGGCACAGGCTTCAATATCACAGTGCCAACGCCTACGAGTGAGCAACAATGGATGGTCATCCAGCCTGCTGGCACATTGGCCGCAGGCACGATCACATTGCCATTGAACACTGGTGTGCCTGATGGCACTGAGGTGCTGATCACAACCACCCAGATAATCACCAGCTTCACACTGGCGGTCAATGGCGCGGCCAATGCATACGGTGCACCGACCACATTGGCAGCCAATGCCTTCTTCACAATGCGCTTCTATCAAGCCACAAACAGCTGGTATCGAGTCGCATAATCATGGCCACCAAAGACTCAAGACTCGCTCGCGTTGGTGTGGAAGGCTACAACAAGCCAAAGCGCACACCATCGCATCCGACCAAAAGCCACGTTGTCGTGGCCAAGGCCGGTGACCAAGTGAAGACAATTCGCTTTGGTCAGCAGGGCGTGTCTGGGTCTCCAAAGAAGGAAGGCGAGTCAAAGGCATCCGAGGCTCGTCGAGAATCATTCAAGGCCAGACATGCTGAGAACATTGCCAAAGGCAAAATGAGCGCAGCATACTGGGCCAACAAGGTCAAGTGGTAAGCCATGCAAATCCCAATTCTCAACGGCATCTACGCTGACAACACGCCAGAGCTGCGCACAGCCTATCCTGTGAACATGATGCCAGTGCCAAAGCAGTCTGGCATCAGCAATGGATTCCTGCGCCC